GAGCCCACAACATTTGTTAGATACAAAGATCCAGACGTGTCAAAGTATGAAGACGCGTGAGAATCAAAAGTTGCATCGTTAGAGCTAACTTCAAGACGTGGACGAAGAGATTCGTGAGTAACATGTCGTGATGCAAACCGCTTGACAAATCTAGTAACGAGATCAGTCTCTTGACTAGACGTGAACGCGACCAAGAATCCATAGTTCGGAATCAAATTAGCTATCGTCGCTGACACAACATCAGAAACGTCCACGAAGAGATCCTCATTTCCAGCGACAAAAGTTTGGTTTGACGCAAGGTTTCTCAGTCCCAGTCCATCCTGCAGATTTCCGGAAGCGTAAAAATCGATGTTACTATCTCCGACAGCTCCGGAACGATAAGCTCCAGATGTTGCCCAGGCAGTTCCGTTAGAAGAGTTGATGTAGTTGCAGGCGCCGATGTCAGTGAATGATGATACGTCTCTTCCGAAGCCTTCATCGAAATCTTTCGCAAGCGGGAAAATTGAGATCGAAAAGTTTTGCGGGACCGGCAAGTTCGTAGCGACAGACTGAAGTTTGATTCTTGCCCTAAAGTTGCTGGATCCTACGTCAAGCGAGCCTGACGAAAGAGCGACAAGTCGAGAAACGTCAAATTTGAGCAAAAGCCTGGAAATCTCCGTGTGGCCTCCGGAAGATCCGGACATGGTCTCATCGTAGAGCTTAAATAAGTCAAGGGTCCCAGCTCTGCCAACGTTAGCGTCTTCAACGCGCAACCCGTCAACTATCTTATTTGTGATGTAAGTGTCAGCCGAAGCTGTTGCGATTATGTACATTAGAGTGCCGTCCCGACTATATCGTTCTGAGAGTATCTTAGTTCAAAAATGCTTCCTGGCGGGCCGAATACAACCCCACGCTTCGTGTACTGCTTCACGTTGTGAGTGACGTTTGAGTAAGATCGACCCTGGACAGTCCCACTAAGACTTTCGATCTTTAAGTCCACCAGGGTGAGAACGCCTCCGGTGTTTATGATGACGTTCTGCAGGTCCGACAGCATTATCGGTTGATCAATCTGAAAGTTATTGACCGATAGAATATCATTAAGCCTGGCAATCACAGACTGAAGGGTCGTTGACTTGTTAGAGTTTGGTGACACAAAAATCGTAAATTTAACCCTAAAGTTGATTACTCTAGCGTCAAGAACGTCGATAGCGTCGCTGATCAATCGATATTCATTCAGATAGACTCTAAGATTCTTCTTGAGAGTATCCGATGACACTGTCAAGAATCCTGAGCTGTCTTTTGAGCAGATGAAAAGCTGGCTTGCAAGAGGATTGTCGGGATTGGGTCTAACTGCCGCCCTGTAGACTCTTCCCAGCTTCGTAGGAAGCGTGTAAACTCGCGAAATCAAATCTTCTTTCGTAACAACTCTTTCCTGCTGATTTCTAGCAGCAGGTATTTGAGAGCGAACCTCTTCAATAGTCGGAGCGTTACTGCCTCCAGCGGCCGGTGAGTCGTTTCTCACGTCGAAAGATGCTCTTATGGATGAAGCGGTGGAGGCCGGGCAATTGTCAGGAAACTCTATCTTTAGTGTCTGTATTCCACGAATAGTTCTGGCAGCGACATTGTGCGATGCTCCGCCGCCGTATCGATAGGTCACCCGCACCGTAGTATTCTCAGGCTTGACACCCAGCGTCTTCGTGTTGAGAAGTGAATTGGGGTCGATACTGAAACGATTCAGCGTTGATGTTCCGTACAACGGCAAAGCGAGAGTTTCTGGATCGGGGATGGCGTCGTCCGCCGTTGTAAGGGCTGTCCCTCCCCCGAATTGAATCGTTGAACGTCTAGACGTAACATTGAAGTTATGAACAAACCTTCTGGGCGCAGGAATGACCTCGATAGATCGTGAGACTTCCTCAGAGTCTGCTGAAAAATTAGGAAAAGCTCTGAAAACGGTATCCTGACTTAGCGTCTGAACTTCGTAATAAACGTTGCCTTCGGAGTCTAACACCTCAAGTATTTCGCTAGGGTCAGAATTTCCCAATGAGACGCTAAAGAACGGTTCTGGATTTGTTCCGACCTCGAACGTTTCGATCGCGATCTTACCTGAAATGCAGGTGATATCTCTCTTTAGAATGAAAGTGGTTGGGTTTCCCGACGCGTCAGTCGTCCCAGTGTTGTATTTTGCGACCAGGTCACCGAGACGATTCTTTTCTGCGAAATCTACGTCTTCTGCTGTCGAGAATATCACGCCCGCCGATGAGGCTAAAAGAGTACTCTGGAGAACCTTGGGAAGAGTGTCTTCGTTCGGCACGTATTCGCCGTTAACAAGCTTTGATGGAGCCTGAACGTACATTGACACTGTAACAACTGAGGGCGCCGCTCCCTTCGGTTTGATTCCAGCCTCAGCTATCATTCTTGAGACGTTAGCATTCTCAACAGCTGTTGACCACGACATCTCTCTAAACTGATGATCGAGGTAAAACGACATCGAATCAGATACGGTGGCCGCCATGTCGAGCAGCAGTCCTCCTACAGAAGCTTCGGAGAAGTCCTGTATCTTATCGCCGAAATACGTCCTAGCGTACCTTAGAAGATCTCCGCGGAATGCGTCAAAATCTTTGTTAAGATACGTACGATTTCTAAGATTTTTTAGCTGCTGGTCGCCCGCCATTTATCATCCCGTGAAGTTGAATGTGATTGAAAGTGTTTGCTGCGAAATATTTGCTCTTGGTACTGAGTACGTAATCGCAAGCTTAATCTTTGAAAGAGCGGTGAGCCCAGCATCCTGTGGGGTTGTGATGAAATTATCAAGAGAAACGAACGGCATGTACTTTGAAACAGCTGCGCTGATTCTCCTCATCGCCTCCTGGTCACCGTTCTCTGATGCTAGCTCATGCAATATTGGACGTAGATTTGCCCCAAAATCAGTGAATCCTATTCTTTCATAGTGATTCGTAAGAATAAGATTAGCGAGATTATCGCGTATCTGATCGCCCAAAGAGCGATGCATCTTGAATATCCCGTCCTCTGACCTTCCAAGCTCTAGTGGAGTTTTGATACCAATAGGTGGAGCGGTGACGGCAGCTTTGTTACGCTCATCAAAGTCAGACTTTTGAGTCCCAACGCTATTAAAGCTGTATGATCTTGCTTGTGCCAACGCAGCTCCTCTCCACAATAAATAGAGCGATACTCTATTTTCGCGATTTGATCGATATCACTCGCCGTAGATGACTGTTGAACCAAGTCCTAATTTTCTAGATTTCAAATCACCTACTTTTAACGTCATAGCGCTCAGTAAGGTAGACGCAGCCCCCGTCAAGGTCCCACCCGCCGCCTGCGCGCCCACGACTGGACCACCTGTGGGTACAGATACAGACGCTGTCAATGATGCTGCTGCAGTCGATAAGGTGGTGCAGAAAGTGGATATATCTAGCAAGATACTTCCGAGAAGGCTCTCAAGGGCGCTCAACTTAACGTAAGGTTCTGTAGCCCCGCCTGAAGCATAAGACATCATTCTGATTTCTTTTCCAGAAAGATGAAGGACTCCAGTTTCATGAAGAACAACCGCGACTCCATCTAGCTCCGCGGTGCCAGATGAATTTCGACTTGGTTCCTTGATGATCAAAATAGACCCAGGGTCTTTGTCCTCTTTGTTGAAGAGTCCAAAGAAGCCCTTAGCTTCTGGTATTTTTCGACTACCCCTGGAAATAAGGCGTAGATTGTCAGCTTTCAGAACCGCAAATGAACCGTTGCTCTTCTTGCTGGCTGGAAATCCGCCGAAGCCTTTGTCGGACGGAAGGCTAAGGTTCAGAAGGGTGTCGGGGTGTGCTTTATTTTGCTGCTGTGTGCCAGCTACAAGATACAACCTTGCTGCGTCTTCCTTGAAATCTGCGTCGCCCTCAGTTGGACGATTGACCCTCTTATCGTTTTCAGGAACTTTAAGATAAGATTCTTGTATCTCTGTTGCAGCAGTGACTGGTCGAGCGCCACGACCGACAACGATATCGATAGCGCCCATGTTCGGAACAACATCATCGTCGTTTGCGCTAAATTTTATGACGTCAGAGCTTGGAGCAAAATGACCCCGGGCCTCTCCCAGCATGATCAAAGTGTTATTTGATCCCTGGATGATTAGGTCACCGGCTCTCTTGTTGTATCTCGGAACTGCCTCGAATCGATGAGTTGCTTTTGCGTACTCGAGAGTCTTTGCCATCTCTTCGGCGTCGTTTGTCGGACTTTCAATCGTTGATTGATCGTCTGCAGGCTCTTCTTCGTTAGAAAATGCTTCTGCTAACGACTTTTCTTTTTTCTTGGCAGGTTGCCCATGCGTTCTCTTAAAGAATGCGAAGTTTGTATCTTCAACGTGGTTGGGGGCGCTGGTTCTCGACATCCAGTAACCGACACCGCCGCCCTTATTATCTGGATTCTCGTACACAAACCAGACTTCCTCACCTGGTTTCAGGGGAAGGCAAAAATGAGATGAGAAGAAAGGATAGCACACGATCTCTCTGTCGCTTTGCTTTGACTCCCCCAGAGAAATTGGTTTAACAACCGCTGAGTTTCTTGGGATCTCTGCATAAGCTGGCGTGAAAACTAAAGATTTGTAATCACTGAGTGGTCGTCTTCTTTCTGTCAGCCCCGAGACAGTGTTGATTACGTCGACTACAAAACCGCGATAGAAAACCGTTGACATTACTTCTTTATCCTCTCGAAGATATCGTCCTCCGACATCTCTACGCTATTATTCTCTGATTCTGCGATTTGCTTCGCTAGATTGAGAAGCTGCTCATTGCTTTTAGACATGCGCTCTAGATATTTCGTTAGCGTCATGCCCAACGTAGCGTGATCGGCCGTTGACCCCCCCATGTTCGAGTAGAGGTCAGTGAAGAGTATGTGAGCGTTTGTTCGATCGATCACAGCATTCTCATAGATCTCTTTCCATAGCATCTTCTTTTTTTCAGACGCGCTATCGATGCTGTCAAGAATGTCAGAGAACTGCTCAACTTTCTTATCATTGTTCTTAAGCTTCTCAAGCATCTTATCGATAGTAGCCATCAGAAGAGCCCTCCGTTACCCTTAGTTATCGTTCTATAGTGCTTTCTGATGACGGACATCGCAGATCCTAGCTGCTTCTGGTTCAGATTTGAGATGTTCTTGACGTACACAAAAACTGCGCGCTTGTTCAGGAAGTCCAGATCGTCTATTTGCTCAAAGACGGTTATGATAGCATCGATGCAAGCCTGCTCGTGGGACTGATTCAACAGTTTCTTTATCTTTTTGAGCATTTCGAGAATAACGTCTCGCTTACCAGCATTGACGATGTCGTCCTCCGGAGTGGAGCCGATCATCATGCTCTGGTACATCTCGGCTTCAGCCGACTTGCTCTCTTTCAAATCCTCTATTGAGACAAACCGCTTGATCTTCTTCTGCCTATTTTTAGAAGAAATCACGAGCCAGTTTCTAGCCACAACGTTGAAATAAGAGAAAGCTTTTGTTCCTCGAGACGCGTCAAATTTATGAAGCGACTCGTAGAGAAAAGTAACGCAGTCATTCTTGAGATGCTCGACAGGCTCATTCGGGGTAGCAAACCCGTAAATGAAGATCAAGCTTTCGACTAATTTGTCGAACGCTGGCATAATCTTCTTTAAGTAGAGATCATGCCTGATCTCATTTTCGGTAGCGAGCTGGAACATTTCGATAGCTTTTTGAGTATCGCCATCGAAGTAAAGAGTTCCGGTGCCGTTACCCCTCTTTATTATTCTCTTCGTTCCCACTTTCTTCTTCCTGGATGGACGTGAGTTGATTCGCAACGTAAAGCACGGCTTCACGTGACTTTCTGATATCTTCAACAGCCCTCTTGATCTCAGGAGAATCATAGAAGAGTGGAATGTTCAGTATCTTAGATATCGATTGATAACGCGCATCGAGTACGTCTAGAGATTCCTCGATGGCGTCCTGGACTCTAAAAATTGCTGATGCAGTTCTAAAAGCGAAGATAGAGACAATCGCCAAAGTGATTGTCTCAATGAGAATTACGAAAGAAAGTGCCCAAATCATGCGAAAGTTTGACCTAGTGCTCTTTCGTACTCTTCGGTAATCGCGTGGGGGCTGTGGCTGACCTTAAGCTTCTCAGAAAGCTCTTGGGCCCACTGCTTTGGAACATCGTTAGATGACTTGAACTTTCTAAGCTTCTTCTTGAAATCTTGCTCTCTAACGTTTGCCCACTTGGATCCCTTCATCCAGATGTTCTCATCGCATCTCGACTCGTGGATCTCATTCATATCAAACTCGAACTTAATGAACTTTCCGCCCTTCATAAAGTCCATATGACCGGTGCACTCGGTTGTAGCGACCGGGAGCCCGCAAGCCGATGCTTCGAGCAACGGTAAACCGAATCCCTCTCCCCGTGTGGGAGATACAAGCAACTTGATCTTTGGGTGCTTGTACAGTCCGACAATCTCATCGTTAGACATCATCCCGTGAATGATATGAATCTTTGGGTAAGGACCTTTTCTAACCTCTGAGACTGTCTTCATGATCATGTTTTCAACAGCGGGCCAGTCCATACGAGTCCCACGACCGATGTTGGTCTTTAAAACTATCCCAACATCAGCGTCATTCGAAAATTCTTCGCAAAGCCACTTTAGGGCAAAAAAGATATTCTTTCGATCGTTGTGGGGATTATTTCCCGTCATCGTTCCAAGGATCAGAAAGTTAAAATTGGTCTCAAGTTCAAGATCCAGCTTTCCATCAGAGCTAAGAACTTCTGAAGTAAAAGACTCTGGAATGACTGCTACCGGAACTTTTACGTCACCAGAAGCTCTTAGAGTATTTTCGCAGAAAGTAGTAGGAAGGACGATCATGCTCATTCTATTGCAGGCATCGATCCAAGCCGGATTGCAACGATCAGCCTCAACGAGAGCAGTCACCCCAACATTAAAATGAGCAAGATTCGGGTCCCACTCATTCGGGAGTTGAATCTGGAAAGAGACATCAAACTTGGCGCTGATATCGCCTGTTCTCTTCATAATCTCACCGATAAGACCGTTCTCGGCGTCAGGATTCACGTACCAGCTGGTCGAACCCCACGGAAGAACTTGAACTCTTATCTGATCATTCGGATGCTTCTCAAGAAGCCACCTGAATACCTGACGAGCATGATTTCCGTATCCAGACTCGCTAAGGAGAGGACCACGAATGAGTATAGTCTTCATAGAGTCACCTTCTCCCATGACTTGTAGCGAGTCTTCCAGTTTTCGATCGTTTCATTCAAAGTCTCATGCCACCTGTCTATTACGTCCTGGTATGAAAATTCGCTTTGAACATAAGACCTTGCTTTTTGCCCAAGGTTTTTTCTTGCTTCTGGGTCCATTCTATACATTTTTTCGATCGCGTCAGCCACAGTGTTGTTAGCGACGTAATCTTCGTAAATGTACGGAACGATTTGCGACCCAACACATGTCTGAAACTCTACGGGTAAAGCGATACCGTTTTCGGAACCGTCCCTGTGGTCAACAACCTGGCGAGTAAGGCCGCCCGTCTTAACAGCGATGATCGGCTTTCCGCATTGCATAGACTCTAAAGTCGGAAGGCCGAAACCTTCAGCGTATGAGATGTTTATGCAAGCATCAGAAATGTTATGAAGGACGTTCATCTTATCGAAGTCTATTCTCTCAGTTGAGAAAATAACGCTGTCCTGCACGTTGAAGAGTCTCGTCACCTCATGCAAATTGGGGCCCTCTTGATCCATCGGGTCAGTATGCATGATCAGAATGGCGTCCTTCTTTCCCTCGGCTTTGATCCTCTTCATGAAGATCGACCATGCCTCGATAACATCAGATGGTCTCTTACGACGAGCGTTCCTGTTCACCCAAAACAAGGTGAAGAAGTCTTTTCTTTCGTTTCCCAGTATCTGCTGCTTGTTTAGCTTCGCTTGCGACTCTGGTAGAGGATAAAAGAGCTGATCTGGAAGAGCGTGCGGGATGAAGTTTGTTTTTTCGGGGAAGTCCTGCTTGCAGATCTCGTAAGTTAGATATGAGTGGCAGTTAATCAGGTCAGCAGACTTGTAGAAAGGAGCATTGAACGCCGGCTTAGGCCAATTGTCCCAAACGTGCCACCACGCGACAGGACATACCTGGTGGATCTCGTCCTCCATCTCAAACAGCCAGTAGAAGAATCTTGGATCTGTGAAAATTAGGATAAGATCCGGCTTCTCTGTCGCTAGAGTGACGCGAAGCATCTCCTTAGTTCCAAATCCGTCGATCGGCTTTATGATAAAATCTTCGTTGACTACAATAGTTCTGTAGTCAGAATGCTTTATCGCAGCTCCAAACTGCCTAAATGTCCACTCTCCCCTCTGAAGGAGACCGTTTATAAGATGTCGTGTCTGCGTTCCAACGCCTGACGTTGAAAGAGCGTGATCTGACAAGACTAAAATCTTCTTCTTACGCAAGAAATTGACTCCTTGAAGAAAACTATGATTTCTACGCAATAAGTAAATTATGTGCAGTGTTCTGTGTTGAGGTAAGGACAGTATTGGCAAGACTGACGATTCTTAATCTTTGTGCCTTTTCTCATACCTGCGATCGTGTTAGAAACAAGCTTGTTGGCTTTCTGCATCGCGACGGGGCCAACTGAGACTGTGAAAAGCTCAACGCACTTTCCTGGCTTTGCGCCCTTCTTCAGAAGTACGTAACCGCACTTGACGTAACGAGCTCCGTCGTACAGATCTTTGTGCTTATTCATGAGATATGACTTGTAGAGGGCAATCTGGGCTAGCGTAAGTGGATCCTGCTTCTTCTCAGGCCTCCATCCACCGGCGCCAGCCGTCTTCCAGTCAAGAACCCATAGGTCGTAACCGCCCTTCTCTCGCGGAACTTTGATGACGCAGTCAACAAACCCCTTGAAGTATGCATCACGATCTTCGATTGACTCGTAGAGAGCTTCCTCTGCAGACACAGTTTCCCAACCTGGGAATTCGGAGTCAAGCCACGCAGGAACTTCATCCAACGCACTCTTTGCCCAAGTTGCCCACTTCTCGACCTGAGGGAACCCTTTTGAATCCCAGGCTGCAACGATGTCCATCAGGCATTGCTCAACGTCCATCACGCGAGTTTTCAGATACCCTTCACAAGCTGCGTGAACCGCAGTTCCAAAGTCAAGGTGCTCGCTCGGCTTGTCAAGGTTTATCTTCTTGATCTGCTGGAGGTAATGACGGAACGGACACTCGGTCCAGTTTCGAACCTCCGAGTAGGAAACGTGAGGCTTGCCAGTTGGCAGTAGATTGTCAGACAAGTTCCCTCCGGGACTTCTGCAGAGCAGACCCAACCACCTGATGCATGTCATAGTACTTGTACTCGGCAAGGCGGCCACCGAATATCACGCTTGACTCGCTCTCAGCTGCTTCCTTGTACATTCGATACACCTCGTTGTTTTTATCGTCACCAATTGGATAGTAGGGGGTTGCATCTCGACTCCACGGAATCGGATACTCTTTCGTGTAGATTGTACTCGTCAACTTTTCAAGACGCTCCGGTGTGAAATGCTTGTGCTCGGTGATTCGAGTGTAGGGAACTGCGCGCTCTCCGTAGTTGATGATTGCGTTACCCTGAAAGTCGCCCTCTCGACGCTCTTCTTCAAATCGAAGCGATCGATACTCGAGATCACCGAACTTGTAATTGAAGAACTCGTCAATCTTTCCAGTGTACACAACACGCTTTGCCATCGAATTCCAACGATCTCGATTGCTAAAGTAATCCTCTCCAATAGCAACTTCACATCCCTGTAGCATTCCCTTGAAGATGTTGGTGTATCCTTCCTTTGGAATTCCCTGGTGCGTGTCATTAAAGTAGTTGTCATCAAAAGTCATCCTGATTGGAAGCCGTTTGATGATCGACGCAGGAAGATCCTTAGGATCACGCATCCACTGCTTCATAGTGTAACCACGAATAAAGATCTCGTAGATTTCAGGACCAACCTGGGAGAGGATCCACTCCTCAAGGTTGCGAGGATTGTCGCAAGGAACACGGACCTCGTTCAACTTTTTGATTGCATCATCCGGAGTTACTACTCCCCACACCTGATGCAGAGTCATCAGGTTGATCGGAAACGAGTACAAACTATTTCCATGCTTCACTTTCGGTCGCAGCGTGAAGTTGTTGAACTCAGTGAACTGGTTCATGAACTTCCAGATCCGGTCATCGGAAGTGTGGAAAATATGCGGTCCGTACTTATGAACGTCGATTCCCTCGCGACGTTCAGTGTAGCAGTTACCGCCGATGTGCTCCCGCTTGTCTATCAGGAGAACGTGCTTCCCTTTGCGACGGGCCTCATGGGCAAAAACGCT